GCTAATTGATACGGTCCGAAATACGATTTATATGGACCAAGTTTAACTTTCATATTCTATTCCTATAGTCTTTTAACGAAAAAAGAGTCTCCCATTCATTCTTATAGAATGTAATAGGAAATCTTCGCATTCCGTTTATTTGGACTGCTGGTACTAATTGTAGCTACTTGTGTTTCCATAATATGCTCCTTTCTCTGTTAAATAAGTTCCCCATTATACACTAATATTTGTTTTTGTCAAGCAAGTTATGCAACTTCCATCCAATTATTTCCTATCTTGCAGTCCATAACCAACGGTATGTCAAAATTCATCTGAAACTTTACATTCAACATGTTTTGTAACTGATGTTCAACTTGTTTGATACATTGTTGTACATAAACTTCCTCATCTGGATGTGTGTCTATAACTACACTATCATGTACACTATTTACAATCATGCTTTTAAGAAGTTTCTTTTGTAATTGCTCTTCAACCAATAGTAATGTGAGTTGTACAATGTCTGTAGATACGGATTGGACAGGGTAATTCTTTACTGCCGTAAAGAAAGTGATACCACCATTGCTTCTACGTTTAGCATTAGGAAAAGCAAACTGCCTTCCTGTAGGTGTAGTAACCATACCCGTAGCCATTACCTCATTAGCCAAGCTCTTATGCCATACCCCTATCCCTTCATACTTCTGTACAAACTGCTTGTAGTATGCTTCCTCTGCTGTAGTTCTACCATAACCTGTCGCACCAAACAAAGGGGCAAAGGTGTGCTCTTTAGCTTCTTGTCTTGAAGTCTGTTGACCTGCATCGGATATAACCTTTGCAGTATAACTATGTACATCAAAACCAGTATTAATTTCTTCCTTAGCTAAATCATCTCCTCCTAGAAATGCTGCAGTCCTAAACTCAAGTTGAGCAAAGTCTGCCTCTATTATTTTACCTTCCTTCCAACGTGATTTAAACACTTTCTTTATAGGAAACGTAGTTCCTCTAGGCATGTTTTGTAAATTAGGTGAGTCTGAAGCTAATCTTCCCGTAGAAGTTCTGTGTTGTACTAACCGTACATGTAACTTACCGTCATTTTTCATATAGGTTTCTATACCTTCAACAAAAGAAGATAGGTATGTATCTAATGCAGACAACCTCCTCACCTTATGTAAAAAGTCTTGTGCTTGTACCATATTCTTACGTTTAGATACCATTTCCAACATCTCAATACTTGTTTTACTCGTACTGAAGCCATGATTTGATACCCAGCTGGCTGCAGGAGCGGAAAACTTTAAACCTGCAATACGTTGTTGTGGTAAGTAAAGAATGCCTTTAGCATTGCATACCTTACACAGCCTCTTGGCTTTTCCTAACGTACCGTCCTTTTTCCTTGCGGTGTTAAACCCCCTGCCAAAACAACCAGAACACTGTATTGCTTTTGTTTTATAAATAATATCACTTTTATTTCTAACCTGTTCATCAAATTCTTTTTTGTTCATGTACTTTGGAAAGTTTGTTGACCAATCCTTTTTGTCTATAGGTTTTCTGCTATAGATAAGAGTGCTTAATTGTTCTGGTGAAGATAGGTTTATAGGAGTATCCCCCATTAATGTGATTACTTGACTGTTTAAACTATGTAGTATCTCTGAATGTTCCTTTTTAAATTCCTGTTTCACATCTGCTAAGGCTTGTTTATCTATGGAAAAACCTCTTGAATATATCTTTGCGAGAAGCTTACACAGTTCATTAGTTAAGCTTACTATAGGATTAAGAGAAGTATACTCTGTTGTGTATAATTTCTTAACTAAGACCTGAGACAATTCCTGTGTAGCTTTGACATCAGCTAAACAGTACTCCTCTAAATCATCACCATCTATTTCGTCAACAGATACCCCTGCTTTAAGTTGCTCTTTCATCAAGTCCATCTTCTGATTATCAAGACAATACCTTTCTGCTATAGCCTGTAAGGACAGGGGTTGTTTCTGTGCACGTTGAAACAAATATTCCACAAGCATTGTATCAAACACAGCCCCATCATACTTAAAACCACAATCCCATAACCAAATGAGTTCATGTTGAGCATTATGACAAATAATTACAGTAGCTTTATCCAGTTGTGCTTGTAGTTTATCTTTAGCTCCTTCTGTTGTGTGCGTCTTGTGGTTAAACCAGAATGATGATTCCTCTCCTGAATCTGTTTTAGTACATACAAGAACTAATTTATTTTCAGGCGTAAACGGATCAAGCACAATTTTTCCTGAAGGTAAACGAGTTACTGTATTTTCTATGTCTAATGTAAGTTTCATTTAACCCTCCTATGCATGATAGGTCGCTGTCTCTGGATCGAACATAGTTACTACCCTACCATGCTTACCAGTAAGCTTATTCTTTAGCACAAGCCAATGTCTCTCTGCGCTGTCTTCCTCCTGTTGTCCTTCAATCATAGGTGTCTTAGTAATACAGAACAGTACATCTGCTTCAGAAGCCTTACCTGTTCTACTACCCTCCAACATAGACATGTCTACAAACACCTTTCCTTCTGCTTCAGCCGATAACTGTGACATAGCAAATATCACACAAGCATATTGTTTAGCTATTATTCTTAGCCTGACATATGTAGCTTTTAGTTTCTCGTGATGTGCTGTATATGTACCTTCAGGCTGGAATTTATCTGCCATGTCAGCAATTAGTATGTCAGGCTTATACGCCTTAACAGCCCTTTCCATTCTGTCTAAGTCCCAACCAGTAGCATCAGCTACATTAAGTTTATCTTTTATAGGGTTGAAAAATTGTTCAGCTTTTGCTTTGTCCTTTTTGATACTATCTATAGTCATGTTGCATGATGCAGTTAGGTATCTCGCAGACACACGATTGGTTGCCTCTTCATTTGCTAACACCATAACCTTTGCTCCTTGATGCAGAAAACCATTTTCTCCTGCACATAAAAAAGCATGGCTACTTGTCTTACCTGTATTTGGCCTTGCTGCACCTACAATCAATTGACCGCCATTAACGCCGGGAACTAATTGTGCTACAGTAGGTATGTTTATCTTCCATTTAAACTCTAAGTCATTCTTCTCTAATAGAGACGCTACATCCATGCTCTCAAAATTAATCTTTAGCGCAGGTAGAAAGTCTTCTTCACGCCGATTAATAAATTCAACAACCTTGTGTAAAGAGGTCAACTCACCATTAGACATCTTGAAAGCCATGTCTACAAGTTCATTAGCTGCGTCCTCCCTATTTAATTCTCTCAGCACATCCTGAGCTACATCATAATTTAAAGGATCACATGCAACTATCTTATTAAATAAGCTTGTATATATATCCTTTTGGGCGGTGGTCAATGCTTGATTAGAAGAAAAGAATAGTGCCTCTACATCACCCACACCTATTTCATCCTCATAATCAACCATAGCTAAATCAATAGTATTTTTAATAGCCCGTGTTTCCTTGCTTCTAAATATCCTTTCCTTTGCTATACTTTTATTGCTCTCATAAAATTCACGAGATATTAACGTGCGTAGTAGTGCTAGTTCCATTATCTTCCCCTTCCATACCATTACGAATTTCCAAAATTTTATTCTCTATCCCATTTATATCATGTTTCTTCCTATATTTCAAGTCATCTTCTAATTTAAATGTAAATATACCTGCAGCAGCAGGAATATGTGTACTTATTTCCCTCTTCATAGCTATGCTTTTGTTGCTTGCGTCAGGATCAAGAGCAATTATGATTGCATCAATGTCATGTAGCTGTTGGTAATAAGAGGTCATAAAATTTGTACCTAACAAAGCAAACCCTACACAATTATTAAATGTAGTAGACACTACAGCGGCAGATATACAATCCTCTACCACTACAGCTATGTTACCCTCTCCCATCTTACACCCATACCCACTGGACCCATAACGCTTCCATTTAGGCCGTACAATGGAGTTTACCGCCCGTCCAGCAGCATCTACGATATTATAGTTGTGTAGTATAGGAAAAACTATACGATGTTCTTTTATGTCATAGTATAAGTTAATTTCATTTAAGTTAAGCCCATACCGTGCTGAAAATTTACAAAATGTCGGACTGTTTTTATTACTGTCCACCACTGGTGTAACATAATCTGGCATAGTAAATATTTTATCACTTTCCTTATTTCTATTTTGTATATCTCTCAATGAAACTCTTTGCCCAGTCACTCCACCTAACTTACAATCAGCTTTATAACAGTTATAAAGAAGTGTACCTACTTTCTTTGTTACAGTGAAGGTATTTCTACCATTACATCTAGGACAATTGCCCCTATGTCGTTCATCTAATTGTAAATCTAAACTATTTATATATCTGATTACGTCCATTCATCATCGTCCATTGAGAAGTTACGCTTATCGGCAGCGTTACGTGCTTGGTGTGTACTTATACATACATATGGCATTAAACTCTCCCTACTTTTGTGTCCACTATAAGCCATGATCTCAGTGTCCGTAGCCCCATGATTTGCTAAATCAGTAAGCACCGTTCTTCGTATATCTCTTAATTGTAAATCCTTGGGTAGCCCTGCTGCGTCCATTATTTTTCTAAAAGTTCTAGATATATTTTGTTCACTGTATGGTTTAAGCCGATAAGGATTAGGTACTACATAATTTTGAAAGCCGTAGTCCTCTTTTTGATCTAACAACATCTGTACAAGACTATCTGACAAGGGTATTCCCGGTATCCTCTCCTTTGTTTTCTGTATCACCTCTCTCATATAAAGCTTTTCATCAAAGTTATAGTTAGACCATTCAGATACTCTTATGTCTTCAATACGCTGACCCAACTCTACATTAATACGTACTAAAAGCCCAATGTTTCTCCATTTAGCTACACTAAATGCAATAGTTAAAAACTGCTTGAAGTGTTCTGGCATCCATACCATATTTCGAGGTGCAACTTTAGCTCTT